TGTTTGCTCCGTAGGCAGCCGCCTTGAACGGGTTGCTTGTTCGCAACGCCGCGTAAGTGGCTTGGTGATCGGGTGGGGAAGTGCCCGGCGAACCACCCGGAGCGTTGGGCGGAGGCGCGGTGTTTGCGGGCGGGGGCGGGGGAGCGTCGTCGTCAATGACGAGAACGCCTGAATCGGTGAGCTTCTGAATCGTCGAGAGCTGCAATCCCGGATCGTCACCGGCGAGCCCTTTGACGAGGTCCTGTTGCTTCGGCGTGAGTACGCCGAGCATGCGGGCCGCGTGTTCGTTGATGATCGCGCGGTGGCGATCGGCTTCTGTCTGCGCGGTAGTCAGTGACGCGGCGAGTTCGGAGGCTCTCTGCTCGGCGGTCTTGCCGGCGTCGGCAGTGGCCTTTGCGGCAGCCAGAACCGCCTTTGCGGCGGCGACGTCGGTAACTCCGAGATCGGCAAGAACCTTCCGTTCTGCTGCAGTCTTCGCGGCCTCTAGGCGCGGCTTAAACCAAGTCGGGTCCTCGGCTTGCGGCGGAACCGCAGGAGCCGCAGCGGCCGGTGCCGCGGGAGCCGCCGGAGTCGTTACGGTCGTATCCCCTGCCGCGGGCGCACCTGTGCCCGCAGTCGTCGTTACGTCTGCCATCGTGTCTCCTGTGTTCGCCCGAACAACGCCCGGCGTCGGCTTAGGAGGCTATTTCTCGTTCACGACTGTTCGGATCGATTCCATCGGCACGAACAGCACATCTTCATATCGGTCCGCGTAGTGGTACGCGGCCGGCTGCACGAGCACCGTTTGACCGGGCTTCATGGTGCAAGCGCTACAGACCGCCACGATCTGACAGAGCTCGAGTTCATCGCCAGGACCCGCTTCGGCGTTTTCCTCGGCCTCGTCTTCCAACGAAACCACGGCGCACCACGGGTATGCGGGCGAGTACTTGGGGTCTGCCATCAGGCTTCTTTCGGAGACATCCCGAGTGCGCGAATCAAGTTCGGCGTCACCGGGTCGTAGACTTCTTCCTGCACGAAGACTCGGCGGAAGAGCATTAGTTCGGAGTAGGCGTTCACGGCGATGAACGTTACGGCGACAACCGGATCCCACTTCGCGATCACAGCAGCGGCAACGATCCGCAGCATTGCCTCGCCGGTCGTAACCATGCGCAGCGCGCGGATGATCGGAATCACCGCGTGAGCGCCAAGTTGCAAGAGCACGAATGCGACCGCTGCCGTCATTCCGGAGCGCGCCGCAGCCATGAAGACGAGCGGAGCCGTCAGCAGCAAGTCAACCGGAAGCCGGTTAGGCGCTCCCTCTTGAAAGCGTCCGTACGGGTGGTGACGCGCCGACGTAATCGGTTTGAAGAACCGGAAGATTACGAGCGGGTCACGCGCGAGAATCGAGAGGCCAATCAGGAAAAGGGCCGGCGCCACCACGAGGACGGCCGCAGCGGAGAGGAGGGGAACTCGCGCGAGCCAGAAACACCCGAAGAACGCCGGCCAAGACGAGAGCATCGTCTCCTTGATGGAGAGGAGCGCCGCGAGCGAGAGGCAGGCCAGAACCAAGTGCCCGGTGATTGCGGCGGCGATTGCCGAGAGCATCGCGGCACACACGAGCTGGTCCTGTAGGGCTCGGCGCCCGAGGTGCAGCTGCAGCGGCGAGGTAGCGGCGAGAGCAATCGCGTACGTTTCGGAGCCGGGCGAGAGCCGCCGGGCAATCACCCACGTCAGCGCGACCGATGCGATTCCGGAGACCGTCGAGATGGAGGATGGAACGCGGAACGTCACCTTGCCGAAGAGCCGCATGAGGCCCCCGACGAGCAGGATGTTCCCGTATCGGATGATGCCCGGGAAGTACCAGGCATCAGGAGCGTCGAACCACCGAGCGCACTCGGTGCGATAGTCGTAGTTTCGTTTCGTGACCTGCGACGAGAGCCGCAGCATCGCTGTTTCGTCGGCTCGCGAGAACTTGTCGACGTCGTTCAGGACGATTCTGGCGAGCGCCGCGAACACGAAGATGACGAGCGCCGTCACGCGGCCTTCGCCTTCTCGATGTTCGAGACGATGCGGATTATCTCCGCGTCAGGGACGTCTTTGCAGAGCGAAAGTCGCTCCAGGATCGAGATGCACTCGTCCTTGTAGCCAAGCATCGCCAAGCAGCCGCAGAGGTCGTCGGCGGCCTTCCACGCATAGACGGCCTCGTCGACCAGGAAAGAGTCTTGTGGGTAGGTGATTCGGCACGCTTGCCGGAGATACGCTTCCCCGAGCGCCGGTTCGCCGTTGTCGCGGCAGATGCAGCCGGCGGCCCAGAGTGGCTCGGCTCGCCATGGGCGGGCGTTGAACGCTCGAAGGTACGCAGCGAGAACGTCGCGCCAGTGGTAGCCGAGCAGCTGCCCAAGTGGCGCTAGCTGAAACATCGCGTACCAGAGCTCTTCGTCCCATCCGCCGCCCATTTCGATGCGGCGTTCGTAGGCGCGAATCGCTTTCAGGAACTCCCCGGCGCCCGCGTAGGACTGCCCGAGATAGAACCAGTGTCGAGGCTCATTCGGTTCTCGCCGAATCTCGGCGCGGCAGGCGGCGGCGTCTTTCAGGTATTTTGCAGTCTTGTCCTGATTACGACCACCGTCGCTGTAGCTGTGAACCTCGAGGCCGCCGAGTATCGCGGCCGTTGCTTCGGGACTGTCGGCGTGAAGCGTCTCGTGAACGCGCCACTTGTAGTACCAGGGCACGGACGCTCTGATGAGCAGCGACCGGTGCCAGAGGCGGCCCTCCGGTAGCTGCCGGAAGTTCGCAACGTATCGGTCCTGATCGAGGTGCGGGAACTCGCCGTTCGCGCCCTCGTTCAGTTTGATCGCCTCGTCGGCGTCAATGAGGAGGATGTAGTCGGCGCCGAACTTGCGCGCGGCATCGAGTGCCACGTTTCGGTTTCTCGCGAAGTCGAACGGCCGCTTGCGCTGCCACCACTTCGTGACCGGCTGCGGCTCGTCCGTGAGGCTTCCGGGCTTGTCGCCCATGACCTCATGGATTATTCCCCGCGTGTTGTCGGTCGAACCCGTGTCGACGATTGCCCATGAGTCGATGAGCGGCTTCACGGACTCGAGGCAACGGCGGATCACCGCGCCCTCGTCCTTGACGATCATCGACAGACTAATTGTCTGTCTCACGAAAACCCCACTTGTTTTCGCGACTATTACGTCGCCGTGACTCTCAGCTCTTGCGCTTGCTCATCGCCGCGAACGTCGCCGCCGCTGCCTCGGTCGCCATCTCCGCTTCGGCTTCCTTGTGCAGGAGAACCATCGCATCTTTGCCGTTCTTCTCTCCGACGATGCTCGCCCAGTAGGCTTCGATCGACGGCATGCCGGCGGTCAGCTGCTTCTGCAGCTTGAGCACCTCGACGTGTTTGCGCCGGAGCTCGGAGTCGGCTTTCGCCATGTCTTCGACGACATGCTTGACGCGCATCGCTTCGAGCGAATTTGCGTCGTAGCCAGTACCTTCCGGATTGATGCGGACCGCGCCGCCCGGGAGGGCGCTCACGTTTCGTACCCGGTAACGAGGAGGCCCACGCCACTCGATGCCGCCACGACGGCGCTCGCGCTTGCGGTCACGCCACCGAGCGCAAAGTCGACCTGGCCGGCGGTGACGCCAGCCGTGACCGTGCCCGTGATGTGCACGGCGTTCCCGCTCGCGTCCGTGCCCGGATAGGCAGGCGCCGCGTGCGTGATCGTGAACGTCTTGCCGTTCTTCTGCCGCGTCTGGATCGTCGCAGCGAGGCCGCTGATCGAGCCGACGTCGGAGACGGTCGCCGCCGCGAAGCTCATCGTACAGAGGAACGTCTTCCGTCCGCCCGTGGTCTGTGCGCCGCTCGGGTTGCTGAGGAGGAGCTGCACGCCCTGGTTGACGCCTTGAATGGTGGCCATGTGATGTCCTTGCTTGGTGAATCAGCCCACGGATCGCCGGATGTCCCGGACGGGGGCGAGTGGCTTCTTGGCGGCGTCAATGAGCCGCTCGAGTTCGGCGAGCTCCTTCTGGAGCGCCTTCATGTTTTTGAGCTCAGCGCGGATTGCCTTCACGCGAGCCTTCGCGGCCTTCACGACGCCACGCGGGGACGAGTCGGTAACAGCGTCCATGCGCTCGACCTGGTGCACCGGATGACCCTGCGCAGTCGTGTGTCGCGTGACGAATGACGGTGTCGGTTCCGGCTCAGCCACCTGCGGCGCTACCGCTCCTGCCATGTCGCCAGCCCCCACAGGAATCGCCTGGTCGAGCCCCAAGAATCCGAACGGGCTCATCTGACAGCCCATCCCTCCCGGTCGCAGTTGCTCCGGGGCTTGCTTTCCGTTCGGCCCTGTCACGACGTCTTCGCGTTCCAGGCCGTGATGTAGATTTTCTGGAGTGCGGCGATGCTGGTGCTCGTGCCGGTAGTACAGACCGCGCGCAGCTGGTCGCCGGGGTGCCCGCCTACGAACATATTGGCGGCGAGCGTTGCCGTGAACGTTGCCGCGGCCACCATGCCGACCGTTGCGATCGTCGTGGACGCGCCGGTCATGGCGGAGAACTTCGTCGTAACCGTCGCCGCCACCTGCGGGAAGTGCAACCAATCGACCCACAGGTCCACGCCGTCGATTTTGCGTTGGAGCGTGACGTCGATCGTGCCGCCGGTCGGGCCGATGATGATCGCGTCGATCGTGAACCAATCGTAAGGGCGCAGTCCGGCAATGGCGGCCCCGATGATGGCGCTCGTTGCCGTCGCCGGGCAGTTGCCCGTGATGAGTTCTGTTCGTGCAGGGGACGCCATGTTGACTCAGCTCTTCACGAACACGATGCAACCGTTATCGAGGCCGCTCAGCGTGACGCGCGCCTCGGTTCCCTTCGCGACAACGGCAAGTGGCTTCCACCCGCCCGCGCACTCGGAGGCGAGCCATTCGCAGGCCGCGTCGAGTGCGTTCGTTTCTTTGCCGCCCGGGAATGTTTGCGGCTTGCGGATTTTCACTTCGGCACCGGTTTCGGAGCAGGCGCGGCTACCGGAGCAGGAGATGCTTTCGCGACGGCAACGGAGTGCTGCGTCTGGAGCTTCTGATCGGCCGCCGCCGCATCCGCTTCCTTCTGCTCGGCCTCGGCCTGCTCTTCTTCGAGCGCGTCTTCGATGGCGTCGATGTTCTCGAGACCGAAGATGGGCGCGAGCTTTTCGATCGCCGTGCGCTTCGGGATGAGTTGCTCGCCGCCACCGACGATGCCCTTCCCGAGCGCCTGTTGAATCATCGTGATCTGTTTCGTCTGCTCGTCGGCGTCCGTCTTGAAGTACGGGCCAAACTTGCACACGAGCGCCGGGCTAACCCACGGCACGGATCGGACCCTTCGGCTCGGGCGCTGAGAACTTCTTCAGCGCCGGAATCATCTTGTCGATCCCCGGCACCTGCAGCGACGCGCCGAGCTTCTGTGAGATGCGCAGCTGCATGTCGACGCTCGGGAGCAGGAAGCCGTCACGTACGTCGTCACGGAACTGGTCGCAGCGGTCGATCTGCGCCTGCTTGATTGCTTCGAGCGCCTTGCCGCTCAGCTGGCGAATGCCTTCGATGCCCTCATGGTCGAGGAGCACAACGGCGAGCGCCTGCATGATCTTGGTGCGTAGGTCGCGCGCGTTCTTGTCCTGGCAGTCGAAGCTACTAACGGGCGGACCGATCCATTCGACCTTCGTCAGCTCGTTGCTGTACTGCCAGACATAACCGGTGCCCTTCTTACGGGCCGCCTGCTCGGCGCCAACGTTGCGGTACTGCGTCGGGGTTCCATCTTGCGCCTGAGCGATACGCGGCGTTCTGCCGACGTCCGTAGGATTCTCCCCCGGGTTGACGCCGATCTCCACGATCTGCCCCTCGCTGAGCAGCGCGCAACGGTGCCGCTGACTGACCGCGATGTCGTGCCCGCGGATCTCGTCGAGCAGCGCGGCGTGGATTGCCTTGCCGTCGATGACGTTCACTGGCACGCAGCCGCGCATGAACGGGTACCAGATGACCGGGCAGAACCCGAGCCCATGGTTTCCGCTGCGCGACGGGTCCGACTTCCAATCCGGCTCGACGCCGCTGGTGCTCGCGTCCGCCGGCAGAAACGTGATGTCCCGCTCGGCATCAATAATGCGCCGGTAGAGCTTCGCACGAACGGCCCATCTGCCGTTTTGCTGCCGGTACTCTTCGACGTATGGGTATCGAATCTCGAGTGAAAGCGCCTCGCCGTGGTTGCCGAGCTCCGGCGTTCCCCACTTCGCAGGAATCAGATCCGCGAAGGGCCGTCCGTCTCGCGCGCCGTGGATTGCGACAGCCGTCCCGCAGCCTTGAGCGGCCGAGAAAGCGTCGCGGCAGTGCGCCCTAAAGCGGCAGAGCCGGTGATATTCGTTGATGTAGCGGTCGATCGCTTCGGACGCTTGCTCATCCGAGCCATTCGTCTCGCCGCCTTCGTTCTCGTCCGGCTTCGCGCTGAACGACGGGAACCTGCCCTCACCGAGGACTAGGTCCGTATTCGACTGAATGGCGATCTGAACGACCGGATAGACAATGCACGGCGCACGATCCCATAGCGGGTCGCGATCGTCCCACCATGAGCTGAGTCCGCGGTATTGCGTGCCGTCGACCCAGCGCTCTAGGTTCTCCAGTCGCCTATACCTCGGGGAGGTATTCGCCTCGACGGCCTTCTGTGCGAGATCGGCGCCGTCGAATTGCTGCTGCGGGTCGGCCATGTTCTGTCACCGACCTGGAGCGACGTGCCGGAAATTGTCTGCGCGTCCGAATCGCCCAACTAGGGCATACCGAAGCGCGTCCATCGCGTGGTTGTTGCGGTCCTCGATGTCGTCCGTGAACCGGTCAGCCTGCTTGCTGTCTTTCTTGCGCCGGTAGCTCTTGAACTCGCGGATCGTGTTCACGCAGCGCGGGTGAACGAAGAGGCGCGCGAACTCGGCGAGCTCGGTCTGTCGCCGGAACAGCAACTCCGCCACGCGGGCCACGCCGCTCGCGATGTCGTTGTCGGCCCCGCGGGCATTCACGCTGCCGCGGCTGCGAAGGTCGCTGATTCGGTCGGGTCGCGACGGATCACACCAGAACGTGCAGCCTTGAAACGGCCGCGCTTGTTCGTCCCACCATGAGCCGGGCTTCTCGGTCTCGTAGACCTCGTTCAGCACGTACGCCGTAGCGTCGCGCCCGTGACCCGAGATCCCGATGTGCAGGAACACGCCGGCATCGGTCCAGCCATGGTCCACGCCAATGATGTACTCGGAGAACCGAGTGCCGTCGGGAGGCGCGCGAACGTGGAAGTCTTCGTCGAACGGATAGACGAGTCCCTCCGCCGAATCGAAGTCGCACTCCCATTCGCGAGCGAACGTCTCGGGAACCGTGTGGGCTCGAGCGTCCTCGACCTCTTCGGCGTCGACCGTTTCCGGTGCATCGCGATAGGTCGCGTGAAAACTGTAATAGCGCTCGTCCTTCGGCTCCTTGCTCAGCCCAGCCGAATGCAGCTGGAAGAGTAGGCCGTGACGTCCGCGCGTTGGTGTGCCGCCGCAGAGCCGGATCTTGAGCGACCATGGCTCCGAGAACCAAGGCCGCGCCACCGACTCAAAGACAGACTTGTCGATGTCGTCGGTCTCGTCCGTCAGTACCACGTCAGCGCGGAGACCGCGTGCGCGCCTGCTGTTCGCGAGCTCTGCCGGGAACGGCTGAACCCAGCTCCCATCGGGGAACGAGATCCGCCAGGTAGTCTTGTCGAGCTTGCCGCCTAGGAACGCCCAATCTTCCGCGTTCTCGCGCTCGATCTGCGCGCCGTGGACGTCCTTGAACTGCTTGAGCGTGGGCATCAGCACCACGATCCGCACTCCACGAAACGGTCTCGGCGCCGTCGTCCTGAGTCGGCTTCGGTGCTCAGCAACGAGCATGAAAGCGATGGCTCGGAGGAACCAGCTCTTGCCGACGCCTCGACCCCACGGAAGGCACAGCGTTCGGCGCGGCGCTATGCAGCGATACGCACGAGACTGCGGTCCGTTGAAGTCGAGGTCGACTCGGCTACTTGTCGCCGCTGCCGTCGCCATCTTCGGACTTCAGGTGGACGTGGACTTCGACGGGCTTTGAATCCGTCGTCGGCTCGTTCCCCTTGCGGATGAGCGTCAGCACTTTCGCGCCGTCCGCAATCGCTCGGAGGTAGGCCGGTCCCGGATCCTGAATCGTTACCTTCTGCGCGCCGCTCGCCAAGTCCGACGCCAACACGTTGACGCCTTCTTCGAGCCTGTCCGACGCGATTTCGAGGCCAGCGATTAGCATCCGCTCGGCATCGGGAAGTGCACGAGCGTACATAGCCGCCCGGGCTTGGACGAATTCGGAATCAGCTTGCGCCCGTGTCGCCAAGTCCTGGCCGGTGCTGTGCGATATCTTCGCCTGTCGTGACGCCGCGCGGATGTTGCCGGTGCGCAGGTAGTGCGTCCGAAACTCAATCTCCACGTCCGGCGGCACAGGTACTCCCTGCGCCATGTCTTTCGCTGCTCCTACTCGCCATCGCCCGTTACGCTCGGCGTCAGCTTGCGAGTGTCTTGCTGCTACTTCAGTCGGCTACGGCGGAATGCCGCGCCATCGTTGGCGGGATGCTCCGGCTTCTCACCAGAGTGTCGAGTCGTTCCGTTGGTTCCGGACGGCCCGTTGCTACGACTACCAGCGAAACAGGCTGGCGACGGCTGTTCCCCGTCGAGGGCATCCCAAATCTTTTCCCGTCACGCCTTGCGCGCGGTCTTACGAAGCGCCGGCAGCGTCCAGAGGACAGCGTCGTTTGCCTTCGCTTGCGCCTTGGCACCGCAGGAGTACTCGACGGTTATGGAACCATCGGGGCAACCGGTGACGATTGCTCCTGCTGTCGGAAACCCGAACGGGTCACGTTCTGTGTCAGCCATCTGTCACGCCTTCCCTGCGCTCGCGACAACCGTCTCGGCTTCCGTCGCGTCTCGGCGCTCGCTAGGCGTTTTCCGTTTCGGGCGCCTTGCGGTTTCCGTCACTGCGCCTACCGGGGTGCGGCAGGCGGCGAACTCTTGGAGAACTTGAGCGCGTATCGAATCGGGAGAAGCGGACCACATCGGAGGCAGG